TTCTAGGCGTTAAGATTCCTCCAGACCCGGTAGTTTCTACGTTATTAAGAGAGTCTATTTTAAACCCATCTAAATGCAGCTTACCGTCTTGGAATTGAAGAAGCTCTATACCAGCTTCAGGATCACTAGAGTCTCCTCTGCCGTCAGAAGCAGTAGCCTGTTCTCCGGGTATGTCCGGATCCCATTCAAAGATCTTACCTACCTTGAAAGCACCCTTAGGATCTTCTGTAGCTGGATCTTGATTCTTTTGATACAGCGCAGGCTCCCAATAAATAACATCGCCTATCTTGTAATCTTGCCAAATCTGATCAGTAGCTCTTTGATTAGTACCTACATACTCTCCAGTATATCCGGGGTCGCTAGTATCTGTAGTCGTGCTTCCTGACCAGAAGTTTTGACATCTATGGAAATTATAAGGCATAGCTTGCCATTTACCAATTGAAGCGTTAAATCCCAGAACGCTCTGCGGAATACCTGTCCAAGTATTCTCGTCACTTAAAAAGCTAGGCCTGTTGCTCCAGTCAGTGTCAGGCGGAAAAGTAACCCAGTTATTGTCTACTCCAACCATATCAGCTAAGTAATATTTTTCAGGAACCCAATCAAATACAGGAACTTCGTCTATAATCGTAGAGTTAGCCTCCCATCTTCCTCTGGTGTTGTTCCACTGCAATACCCAACCATCATATGTAGGTAGATTTAAATTGATAGGTAATCCAGCTAATTGAAATTCGTTTTCAGAAGGAATAAATTGAACTATTTCAGCTGTCTTTGGAAAGTAATCATCCCCTAGATTTCTTCTAAGATTCATATCAGAAAGGTGACCAAGCTTAAAAAGTCTAGCGGTCCATTTACTGCTAGGGTAAGAACCAGAACCCAGTCTTCTTAACACTCCTCCAACTACAGCATCTCCGGTATCAGCAAGATATCTAAACATAACCCTAGGTGTCCATAGAGTATCGCTCATCTGGTACTCTAAAACATAACCCTCAAGAGCCATAGTATCTCTAACATCTCCAAAGCTGTCTAATCTAGTGCCTTCTAGGTTAGCTACATAAGACCCGCTACCTCCAATGCCGTTAGGAAAGTACGAATCTAACACAATTCCAGAAGAATTTAATGGTACTACACCTGATTCTTTTCCTATGGAGTAATCAAAGTAATTAAAGTTAAACTTTCTTACAGACCACTCATCTACTAACTTTAGTATTTGATCAATATTAGAGTTCAAACCAAAGGCTGAAATAAAATCTGTATGTGACCAAGTTTTTCTTAACGGTATACTGGCTGTTTTGTTAGCTATGATAATAGTATCGTTACTAGAGACCACCGGAAGGGCTACATCTGAACCTCTGCTGTGGTGATTAACATCTTCCCAGTTGTAATCTGAAGCATTTGTAGAAAATGTTATTGTTTTTTCTGCGGAATCTAAGGAATACATAGAGCTTCCTGATTCGCCAAGCTTAGGAAGAACCCAAACAGTCTTAGATTCGTCAATACTTAAAGGATTTGAGACAATACTAGAGACAGAAGAGGTGTCAAAGATTCTCAAAACAACTATCTGGTCTTGGTCGCTGTCAAAATCCTCTATTAAAAGCTCTTGGTAAGATATCGGTTTAGTTACATCTGCTATTTCGTTTGCTGTAAATATTAAAATATCTTTTGTAGCACCTTGAGGTATCATTTAAAACTCCAGTATGTCCCAAGTTATAGACAGATGTAACACATTAGCATTAGTATCAAAGTCTGCATTGTCTTGGAAGTTTTGTAACTCGAAAATTAAATAATCTCCCTTAACTACTTCGTTATCTGTAAAACTAAACGAGCTAGAGCTCCTCTTCTTTAACCTAGCAAGAGATCCTCCACCCTGCCCCCAACCTAATACATTAGCTCCGGTTAAGTCTGATCTAGTAAGCTCTGTCCAGTTGTCAGGATTTGCATAAGTATTATACCTAGCTTTATAAACTCTAACTCTGCATCTACAGAACTCGTTTGAAAGCATTTCCCAAGCATTAAATCTTAGTTTCTTATGACTAACTTGGTACGCATCAAACCAAACAGCTGCATGATTTTCACCAATGTTTAAGTTATTCTTTTCAACTAAGATATCAAATCTATGATTAGTTCTAGTTTGCTCTAAGTGAGTACCTATTGTGCCGTCTACCTCATCGGGTCCGGGACTAACCTTCCAAATATCAATCCCATCAGGATGTTCGTTAGTTACAATATTAGTCCACTTTAAGATATCTCCATAATTAGGCTCAGTAGATCCTTGGTTGTATACAGTTACTCCATCAATAACAGGATAGTATCTTGCGTTTACATCATCTAAGTGATTTAAGTCTTGGCCCGCAAGAATCCACTTGGCCTCATCATCAGGACCAGTGCTGTTTCTCCATTTAATTACCCAATTACTCTTTGCATTAGCAAAGTCTACGTGAGGAGTGCCGTCGTCATACCGAGGACCAGCAAATAAGGGAGCTGCATGGAAAGATCCTCTAACAGTACCAAAGGAGTCCTTCTGTGCAATAGAAGGTTCCCAATACATTACCCATCCTTTTTGGTAGTAATGGAATAGAGCAGCAAACTCACGACCCCCAGAGTAAGCTGGATCATTTACGTCTGTTATATCTGCGTCACCTCTCCAAACATTGTTTAAATCCCAAGTATCAAGAGACTTGTCCCTCCAAGTATGAGGAAAAGCGGTGTTATCGAACCAAGCTAAAACATCCCCTTCAACAGTACCAGTCGCCTGAGTAGATTGAGCTACATCAGCCATTGTATAAATAGAAGTTGTGCTTAAATTAAAAACTTCATAAGTTACATCGGGTCTTACTCTTGCTTCCCAACGATTTAAATTAAAATTCCATGTTAATACATGATCATCTGTTAAAGAACCGTCGTGAAGAACTACTCCAGATGCTTTCCAATTTTCTGAAGTAGCATCATAATAAATTATATTAGAAGTTTCTAAAGCTGATAATGTAATGTCAACATTGTTAACTTCTTCTAAAGACAGTCTGCTAAGATCCCATGTAGTTCCAGTCCATTTTAAAACAGAATGATTAACAGAAGTAGAAAGATCTACTGTTTTAGAAAAAGGTTCAACATTAATAAAGTTTTGAGATGGATCATCCCACGTTAAAACATGTCCATCCACTAATGTTGATTCATTAACGTTAACATCTTTAAGATCTTCAATAACAGCATCAGATAAATCTACAGCAAGAATACCCTGTCCACCTAATTGCTCGCTTATATGCTTTAAAGGAATGACACCATTCTCATCTAATGGGCAGATACCATTTGAAGATCCCACTCTAAAGTCAAAAATTGTAGGGTTAAGTTCATAAGTTCTTATTTCTTGAATTAAACTCAACAGCTGATTGCTACTTAAGTTTAAACTTCTAGCAGTAACTTTGGATCCAGTAACCCAAGCTCTTCCGGGTGTAACAACAGGCGTTTTTCTTCTTATAATAACCGTGTTAGATAAAAAGTCAATGACCGGAAGCTGTAGATCTGCACCCCTAGAATGGTGAGTGCCGTTTTTCCAGACGTAATTAGAAGCTGTTGTATTAAAAACTACCTTTTTGTTAGTAGTATCTAAAGTATACATAGGACTTCCTGAGCCCTCTCCTGCTAATGTATATAAACTTTCTTTTTCTTTGTTATCGGGAATCCTTGTAACCAGTTCAGATACTGTAGTAACATCAAAGACTCTTAATACCTCTAACTGATCTTGATCGTTATACAAATCTGATAGCGGTAAAGAACTATAAGAGTAGTTTTCCCCGGAAGCTCCGCCCTCACCCGGTCCATACTTGACAAATGTAACTGCTTCAGTATAGTTATTAGGCATTATAAGGTTCCTAAGTCAGTAGTTTTATATTTAAACTTAGCGGTAAATTCAATATCCGAAATAGACAGGGGATGTACAGAGTCGCTTATGATTTTAATCGTAGCATCTTGAGTAAAGCTAAGCACAGGCAGTTTTAGCACGCCAAATTCAGAGTATGGTGTGTACGTAAGATTCTGGCTACGCTTACCAGCCACATCAATCGTGAATGGGAAGATATCGGCATCTCTCTCTTTCCTTTGAACACTTACCTTAAAGTCTCCAGAGTTTCTAAACCTAACCATTCCTAATCTTAAGTTAAGAGAGCCGTTTTGAGCAGCCATATTTTGATCTCTATAGAATAAAGGCGAAAGTTCAACTGTGCTAGTAAATGTTTTACCAACATAGAACCCTTCTGTTGCTCCAAGTTTAGTAGAGCCGCTTTGATCTCCTGATACTGTTAGAGAAACTGCTCCTTGCGATTCGTATGTTTCATCTACATCTACAGTAGGTGTTAATATATCTCCTCTAGTTCCATTGGATATAATTCCTTCGCCATTATACCAAAGAACAATAGTGTTTATATCGATAGTAGGGCTTTTAATCCAAACTGTAGTTTTCTGATCGTCTCCAGTGCCTGTAACAGTAGGCCCTGCTACAATATCATCTTGAGTTATTAAGTTTAAAGAGTCCATTCTTGGCTTGTCTAAGTCTTCATTCTTAAGATGAATCTTACCGCAGTTAACGGTTGTCCAAGTATTAGAACTACCCGGAGCGTCTGGCATTTCTTCTTGCCAAACAAGGTATAGGTATTCTCCAATAGCTTTCATGGATTTGATTGTCCATCCTGTTGGGAAAATAAATCTAAAGAATGAGTTTTGGGCTATCTCAGTCCCGCTAATTCTATTAGTATAGCAGTACACAGTATTAGTAGCGTCCCCATCTAGTATGAATAAACTGTTTAATACCGGAGACGTTGTAATCTCATTGTAGTTAGTAGGAAGATAGTCGGGGCAGTTTACAGAAATCTCAACTGCGTTTTGATTTGAATCAGTTTGTTCTCCAAAGTAGATATATAGTTTGTTTTCTGACAAGAAGAACAAGCTGTTGTTTAACAGAACTGGCTCAACATCTAACGTCATATTATAGAACGACGTTGGTGCAATTTCTGCGGTAAGGGGCGATATCTGATTTTCTGAGCCAAGCAACTCGTACTGAGTATCGCCATTAGTAGCTAAGAACAAGAAGTTTCTGTAAGGCTGGAGGTAGGTGATAGGAGTATATGCATTAGAAGATACTCTTAAATCAATAGGATCTGATACGGACAAGTTATCAGGACTAGAGATATACAGGTTATCAAAGTCATTGATCCTAGAGGAGACTAATACGTCTTCAGAAGCTAAGAATAGTCTACCTCTATAGAAAGACATTGCTGAAATCTCTCTTTGCAACGCATTCTCATTACCATCATGGAAAATAGATGGCCCCGGATTTGACTTATTATCTCCAGAATCCCTAGGATCCCAGTCAACTTGCCTTAAATCCCAAGAAGGAGTGCTGTAACTATCGTCGAAGACTAACTGCCTAGGCATTCTTCTTCCATCAATAACAGACATCTCGTCTGGAGTTCTGACCTTATGAAGATAGGGCTGTGTTTCTATAGATCTAACCCTGTAGTACCCCTCAGACAATCCTAAATACTGTTGACTTAAATAATATATTTTACCTAAGCCAGTGGGTTGAGGATCAGCCCCTATCATATTTCCAATATCAGGATACAACTCCTTAAACACACCCTCAACAACATTCCCACCATTGAAGGCGGTAAAGTCTGATTCTGTAGGAGGGAATTTTAAATCGTTTAAAGCAGCTACAGCCTGACCTAAATATCTTTTGTTTTGATCGGGGTAGAAGTAGTTATCGGGCTCCATGTAATCTGTAACTTCTCCAGTATCTTCCCATTGAGATACGTAGAAATGTGTAGTTACTTCCAAACCGTTTCCAGAAGAGTTTACTATAGCTCTAACATGGAAGAATCCTTTGTCAGCCGCTGCATTTATAGCATTAGCAATGTGGTTCATTAAAACTGAAACACTGTTTACGTTTTTAATACCAACCTTCATGCGACAATTACTATTAACCGGATCCCCTTCTTCCCAAGTGCTAGTTAAACCTGTATCTGAAAAGAATGAATAAGAAGAAGTACCGGTATAGCTTAATGTAGTATCGAATTGCATTCTAGGTATCTGTGGAGAGGTGGTACTTTCATAAGTTACATTTTCTAACCAATGAGGAAAGCCTATTTTTTGTCCGTTAAAAGTATCCGCATCTGCGGAGTCAAGAATAGCAGTAGGAACAGTAGCAGTTCCTGCAATGTACTCATGATTATTTTGAAAAGTCCAAGTTTCTACAGATCTAGTAGATTCTGTGCCCCCAGAAAAATAAGATCTTTTAAAATATTTAGGAGGAACCCCTGTAGTAACTGATTGAAGGTTTAAATTTTCTGAAGATATACCACGATTGGGCCTTCTAACCGGGTTTCCTGTACCATCAGGACCAACCACTGTAGAAGCTGCGTCTTTAACTTGAAAGATTTTATATTGTAAATACCTATAGTCGTTATCGTTATCCCCAAACGGATCTGAGTTATCTATATCATTGCTGTCACCACTAAGCCTAGCCGTTGTGTCAATAGCTTTATCCCCAGCAATATACTGACTGTATTCAGTCCAATACTCTGCCTCGCTCTTTGTATCTACGGTAATTGAAGTAGCGTATTTAATCTCTTGACCAAGGTAATCTGTGATATTAGGATTTGTAACTGTGCCATCCATATTCCTAAGTATACCGGTTGTTCCTAAGTCATTACCATTAGGGTCGGTGTCTGTAGAACTAGTAAACCCGGCTTTAACTTTTGTATTTAAAATCAAGATAGAGGATCCTACAGCAACAGCCCTCAAAGCTTCCTTTGCAGTAAATGTACTTGAGCCGTGTGTTAAATACTTTCTACCATTTGCATAATCTAACCAACCAACATTAGCCTGAGCTTCATTAGCGTTAGCAGTATCTTCTTCTGTTTGAGTAGGCCACCTAACTGTTTCTTCGTTTAGGTTATCGTTACTGTCTAAAGAATAAACCCAAAGGAGTTGCCTGTCTGTAGTAGTAGCTTTGTAGTCTACAACAATTAGATACTTCTTTTCATTAGAAACTAAGAACCAATGAAACCAAAGATCTTTGTCTGGTGCGTCTATATCATCAATAGCATCTGAAACACCCTCTAGTCTACCGTCAATAAAGTTATCGTAGTCATCATCATTAGACCAAGAAATAAGTTCCACACCCTGTCTCTTTTCAGCAGAGTGTTCGAGAGAACAGATCATGTTATCTATATTCTCAGACTCAGTGGGTATTCTCTTGGCTGGACTGGCCCTACCAACCCCACCTGACAAAGAAGGAACATCTATTCTTATAGGAAAGTAAGATCCTCTTTTAGCCATTAGTGTGTCTCCAGTATCTGAATCTAGTTGGGTCGCTTGTTACATCTTGTCTAAGAACAGATTCACGAGCTCTCCTAGGAACTTGATCAAACACGTGCCTACGCCTATCATCCGTGTTAGCAGCCTTGGCCTTTGCCGAGTAAAAAGCTTCTGCTTGGGACAGGTAGGCGTCGGTATCCCCATCACCTTGCATAACAATCTGGTACTGCCTAGCAGCCGCAGCCATGATAGCTCTTTGGTAGGGAGTGTCAATGTCAACCCAAGGTAAATCGTATATTAACTCTAAACAATACTCAGTACCCGCAGACCACGTTGATGTCTGATCGGTAATGTTGTACAGATATCTACCATCAGTAGCTCCCATGCCTCTGATATTAGCAAAGATCCTATCTCCTTCAGAGTTTGCATGGTATGTAACAAGTTCAGCAGACATTACGTCATTGCCAAGAAGGATTTGACCAGCGGTAGTTAACGTAGTTTTAGTAATAATTCTATTTCCAACAGTACCTCGCATTAAAAAATCTTCGGTGTACTGTTCAAGGAGAGTTTGAGCAGTGGATACATCAATTCCACCAGCCGTAAGCTCAGCCTGCGTGACAGGAGATTCTCCCGCCATCAACAGCATGTGATTAATAGCCTTTAATTCTGTAATGTATCCCATTTAACTCTCCTTATAAAAAAGTCCCCCGCCACCCGCGAAGGGCAGCGGGGGATTGTGCATAAATAGCGCAACGAAACTGTTACACCATCAATTAAGCATCAACATACTCAAGCGCACGATCACCAGTTAAGTTCCATGCGGTTTCCAGGTCATTTCGAGTAGCAACAGGAGTTCCGCTTCCAGTCGTATCCACAACAGCGCAAGCACACTCTGGACGGAGAGTACCAGTACCGTTCATCATGGAAGCAACCGTGAAGGTGGTGTTACGACGGACATCATCCACCGTATCAACCTTCAGACCCTGCAACTTAAGAGCTGCAACGCAGTTTCTCTGCCAGAAGATTGCCTTGCAAGCTCCATCGTGAGGCGTACCACCGTTTCCACCGAGGAAGTCGATGTTATAACGATCTTCACCGATGTTAGCTCCGCTGTAATCCACAAACGGACCATGGTTCGTCTTACAAATCGTGACACCCATGTACTCAAGGGTCTCTTCAATGTAAGGACGAGCAGCCACGCTGTAGCCAAGGCTACCCTGCTGCTCCACGTCACCAAAGATCGGACGGCCCTGAGCAAACGTAACAGCCGGATCACTACCCGGAGTAGCGTTAGCTCTAGCAAGACCTAAAGCACGAATGCTTGCGTAGGCTGCCGGAGTAACTGCGAGATAGACACCCTCAGTCGTAATGTCATTCTCTTGAAGATAAACCATCCAATCCTCACAGTTCTTAAGAAGCAAGAGGGCTGCATTAGTTTCTTCGTTATCACCACCACCGTCACCAAGGTGACCAAAGGTGTCGCTAGCAAACGGATCCTTCGGAGTTAAACTACGAGGGTCGTGAGTAAGCTTGACTTCAGCAGAAGCACGAGCAATGTAAGCAGCAATCTGCTTATCTCTAGCGTTAGCAAGAGTCATGCCAGCCTGACGAGCCAATTCTGCTCTGTATTCCCACTGGGTAATCATCAGGTCGACGTTATCCAGCTCAAAGTGAGCAGCCATGGGTCGCTTATCTAACTTAACATTGAAGGTCGTAGCTGAGGAATCAGTTCCACCGCCAAGCTCTTCACCAGCACCCCAAGCAGTCTTCAGACCAACAGTACCCGTGATTGGGAACTCCATCGTCGTGCCGCTAGTGATAGTCTTAGTGTCGACCATACCTTCAAACTTATTATATTCATCATACGCATGCAGAACTTCTCCGGACCAAATAGGAAGCCAAAGCTTCGACGGATTAGCGCCCGAAGTCTGCGCGGTAGCAGCTAGACCTGTTCTTGAAAACAGATCAGTTGCCGGAATGTTATCACCAGTATATGCCATGGTAATATCTCCTTTTACAAAATTATATTATTTACAAAAACTATAAAAGCGGATTGCAAATAACTTTGTAAAGGATTATTCTTTCGAGTCCTTTCATAGCCGGACTTAATTACTTAGATGTTATCCATTGTCCAAAGGGAGGGATCCACACCAATTCAATCTTATCCGTAACTTCCGCTTAATAAAGGTTATGCAGGCAGGTTATTAAAGTCAGTACGAAGCATTCTCTGCTCAACCGCAGCCCTAAACTGTGGTTCTAACTTGAACCTAGGGTTATTGCGATCTGCCTTGAACTCTCGCTGAGTTTTGTACCCAACAAAACCTTCTTCAGAAGCTGCAACATTCTGTAGATTTTCTATAGGAGCTGGCTCATTGCTCTTTTCTACAGCCACAGACCTCTGTTCATACATTGAAGCCAGACCCCTGAGCGTCACCTCATAAGACTGACTTGCTAAGCCTCTATTAATTTCGAGCTGCTCATCATAAGATAAGTTACCTTCAGCCCAATCAAAAATACTCTTTAACTTGTCTCTGCCCCCAACAACGTCAGCAGCAACACCGAAAGATTCTCTCATCTTTGCCTTGTGTGCCGAGATATAATCTTCGATCACCTCCTTAGGAAAGTTAGTTACCTTTTGAATCTGAGCCATAGTATCTTCAGACATCTCTCCTGTAGCAGCTAATTCTCCCGACCACTCGTTCCACATATCTTGAGTTAACTGTGCTGGAACTTCTGGTTGAGTTTCTACCTGCTGAGGATCCTTTGCATTCAATCTCAGCTCTTCATCTCCAGTAAGGACAGGCTCTGGAGCAGGTGCTTCCACAGCCTCGGCGCCTTCGACTTCTGGATTATAGTTAGGGTTTGTTGTATCACCTTCACTGTACTGTTGTTTAAGTGAAGCCAACTCTTGTTGGCCTCTTGTGTAGTTAGCCTGAGCTTCCTTTAAAGAATTAAACCAATCTCCTGCTGATTTAAAGTTTTCAGGAATCTCTACACCACCATCTTGAACATACTTTTCGAACATAATCTGTTCTCTAGTTTGTGCAAGTTCATCCGGTGTAGTAGTAAGATTATCACTAGCCTGTTCTATTCTTTCCTGAGACTGGCTAGGCCCCGGCGTGTATTCGGTATTCTGATCCATTTGTATCTCCTTGATAGTTCTGTTCCCCAGAGTCAAAGAATTTTAACTAAAACACTGACAGCTGTTGATAGCACGAAGGCTACAGCAGCCGCAGTTATATAAGATTTTGTTTGCAGTACAGCAATGTTTCTTTCAATATATCCCAAACGACGATCCATTGTATCTAATCTTTTATTAGCTCGTTCAAGTTCGTTTATTACTAATTTCTTGTACTCGTCCCAGCCGTTTGAGTGAGGAGGTGTCATCTCATCTTCTTCTTCTTCATCATAGCCTTCTTCTTGGGCATCATCTTCTTCGTAACCTTCTTCTTCTTACCCATCATAGGCTTCTTAGGCATCTTTCCGTACATATCTACTTCTCCCTTTTTCTAGAGCCGGTAGTTAAATAGGCTACCGCAAAAACACTTAAGGCACTAGGCGATGGAAAAATTAATTCATCTCCTAGACCTATATTAAATTTACCGGAAGCTTCTATCCAACTTAGAATAGAATCCAGAGCTTCCTTTCCAAAAATTGCAAGTATCGCTACACCAATTAGGGTGTATATTAACATTTGTTTATTTAGTTTCTTAAGTTTTTTCTCTTTTGATTGATTGCTTTTATTGCATTTGTGTAAATCTTCCCGTAATTTTTGCACCTCTCGGTCTCTACAATTAGGGCAGTCTTGTTTATTCATTTTATTAGTTAATCACGTATAGGAGGATTTAATTTGTAAGCGTGGTCTGCTGGAAGGTCTGATGTTAGCCCCCATTTATGAGCTAAGTAACCTTCAATTTTTGTTCTAAGACTGTTGACCATCTCTGGCTGACCATCGTCAGGGCCAAACTCATGAGTTATCATAATCATCTCGCCCAAATGTCCACCCATTGCAGCAGTTGCGGTTTGAAAGTTTCCAACATATAAAATACCATCGTTATCTACGTCACTTTCATGTTCTCCTGAAGACCCAAGAATCTCATTTCCGGTAACATAAAAATCTATAGTCTCATCGGCAGAAGAAATAACAGCAGAAGATAAGTAAGAGTCTCCAACAGTCCAGTATCCTGAACCTACAACATCAGCACTAAACTTAGATCCGCCTCGTCTAAGAAAATACTTTACCGTATCAGGGTTTCCAAGCTTGCCTACTTGCCTAAAAGTATGCCATCCCCATCTTAAAGTAGCGTCAGTACTACTGGTCTTCCACAAGAAATATCTATTGTTAGAAGTTAAATCAGAACCACGTTTCCACACCATATAAAACTCTACAGGATTGTCTTCCATATCTAACGCATCACTATCCGCAGCTGTGAACACAGCATTAGAAACATTTAAACTAGCAGCTCCTAATCCGTTAATAGCGTTAGTACTGTATGTTACATTACTACCTGTAAGATTAATTCCGTTTCCGCTTGAATCATTATGTGAAGAAATTGTAGCACCATCAGCCAAGTCTAACCCATCAAACTTCCACCATGCTGCTACATTAGTATACTCTTCATTATAATCTTCAAGAGTCCAAAAATCTTCACTGCCATCAGCATTCCAAGATGTTTGATAATCTTGAGGTATATGAAATCCCCTGTTTTCTAATATACGTTTTCTCATTGAGAGTATGTAATCTATTGTACCTCTTCCTACAATCTCAGTCTTATTAGCCCTGAGAATTCTTTCTCCAGATCCTGTACCTAAGATATCTAAAGTAAACAGCGGACGGTTTAACGGCCACTCAGGAGTTATTCTAAGGTAGTTTACTGAAGTCATTTATATACTACAATTAAACTATGAGTTCCTGTAGTATTACTACTATCAGCCATAGTAACTTCGTTAGAATTCACCACAAATCTGGCGTAAGGATGTCCTGACTTGTCTGTTAAATCAACTTCGAACATAACTATACCTGTAGAATCAGCTTTAATATCAGATCCAACAACAATAGGATCCGTATAATTAATACCATCATGAGAGTATTGGATGGCTAAATTAACAGGACTTGCTTCAGCACCGCTAGCAAAAAAGTTGGGATGATCTACGGAACAAATATCGTTAAAGTTTCCAGTAATAGAAGTGTTGCCACCAGTGCCAGTTCCAACCTGAGTAACCGTCACCTTTCCTAGAACACTATCAGCATTAGCTACAACAGTAAATCTACCAGTTCCATGTCCATGAGTAGCGTCGTCAACTGCATTCTTAAAGTTAGTAGCAGTTGTTGACACAGTAGCACCAGCATCAAACTCTCTCTTGCCAAGAGTATTTACACCCGTACCACCAGCAAGATTGCCAGCCGAAGCAGCGGATCCTGTAGCATTAGCAATAGCGATATCGTTCCCAGAAGTACCAGCATTTGTAGCAGTTAAAGTAACCAAGGTGCCCGAGCTTCCAAGAGCTGCACTTAAACCTACAATACCATTAGCACTGGTTCCACTTCCAAAATGCACTCTAGAGTTAGTATCCCCATTGATGGCATCTCTAATAGCTTCGGCAACAGTTCCGTCACTTGCCCCGCTAGTACCAATACCTATAACGCCCGATCCAGCAGAAGTACTTCCGTTAGTATCGTTACACATTTGCATAAATATAGCAGTGCCCTCTCCTCCAGAAGCTGTGGGAACAGTAAAAGAAATTCTAACACTGCTAGAGTTGGCAAGGCCTGAAGCATTAATAGCATCTACCTTAGTTGCTTGCACTCGTTCTTTAATAGTATAAGTTCTTTCCTCTCCATCAGTAGAGGTTAAAGTAATAGTTTTACCGTCAGGGGCTCCGCTAATAGTAGCGTCAGTAGAATGAAAAGTAAAAGCCATTGTTCCGCCCGTTGCAGCAGAACCGTTAATATATCCTGTAGTTTTGACATCTACTCCTGCTAAAACTTTCTTGCCTAGAATATCATCAGTAAAAGTATTGATTGAATTGTGGGCTAAAGCTTTAGTTCCATCAGCAGCAGCTAATGCATCTGTAGTAGCTGTTTCTTTAACAGTAAAGAAGTTGGTTATAGTTGAACCAAACGCTTTACTTTGTTCGTTATAAGTGGGCATGTTACATCACTCCTTGCATGATTTGTTGGATTCCTTGTCCACCCGTTTGTTCTATATCCTGCATAGCCATTTGCTGTGCGGTTTGTGTAACAGCATCAGTAACACCCATTGTCTGCTGTTGTTCGGCTTGCATAGCCATCTGTCTTCTCTGTTCTTCTTCAGCCTCAGCTCTAACCTCGTCTTCTCCCTTAATCCAAGAGTCAGGGCTAAACCCAAGTGAAGTAATTAAAGCTCTGCCATACATGTCCCACTTGAACATCATTGCTGCCTGCTCGGGGAGATTTCTCACCATCTCACCCATCTGCATAAGCTTCTGTAAATCTGAATCTCTGCTTAAAGCTTGGAGACCGGTAATGATTTCAATATCTAATAAACCATCTTTAACGAACATATCACTGAGACGCTCGTCAATTGACCCGTCAGCTAGCATTAGGAAGACAGCTCTTGAAACAACAGGTTTCATTAAGTCTCTAGCAATTGCCGAGAAAGCTCCGCCAAGAACGTGCTCGAGCTCCTGTCCTATCATCCTAACGGCGGTTGCCGTAACTCTGTCTCCACTAGGAATACTAGAAGAATCTAACAGGAATGCTCTTCCTATTTCTCTTCTTAATATTTCTACACCCGACTGGGTAGCTGAGATCTGGGGCTGCATCGTATCAGCAGGCGAAATAGTAAACACCTCTCCCTGTCTTGCGGGAACCCAAGCACCAGTCGGTGACGAAACAATGTCATCTAACTCAGTCATTCCAGCCGGGTCACAAGCCATCCAGAATAACGAGGATGCGGTAATACCGTACACGAGACCTTCCGTAAAGGATTCAAGAGCCTTGATGTCACCAATCAAATCTTCTACATGAGATCTTCCATAGTTTTCTCCGGGTATCGAAGACCAACGCAAGGCTACAAACGGAGGAGTCTTGTACTCTCCTACATCTAAAGTATTACCGTCTTCGTCCTGCTTCTCTATAACCCAATTATCCGAGTCACCTTTGTAAGCGCGTACAAAGATTTTCTTGTAGCCCCTCTTGTGCCACATGGTTTGGGAAGAGGAGGACAATACAGCCTCATCATTGGCATCATCCATAGTTTGATACTCAATGTAAATTAACTCTTCCATATTACCATAAACGTCACGCCTAATACAATACCTATCAAGTCTAATAAGCCTAAAGTTGTAGTCATCATCCATGATTAACAGCACGTCACCAATAACAATGAGATGCTGGAGAACTTGGTAAATAGTTTCCCTAAGGTTTCCGGAGGATAACTTATTAAAGACCTGATAGCTCAGAGTTTCTAAGTAAGAAAAGATTTCAGGGTCCGGCTCAGCACCAGTTGTCATTTCAAACTTAAAGAAAGGCATATCGTTTAAGGGTAACAGGGCACTAAGCATTCTACTAGACATAGCGGTAACTCCCCGCGCAGCTGTGGAGCTATAGGGCTGGGGCAGCGGCTCTTGTTCAGTCCACTCTTCTGGAGGTAATAGAGAGGGAACGGTAAGGCTGCTGTAGTACCTACTTCTTTCTAGCTTGTGAGTACGAAGCCCATCAAGTATATTAAATCTATCTGATATATTCATGTAGTAAACTCAGTATACGAACCAGAACTTAAACCCTTTGCTAAAGAAGAGAACATGTTAGTAAAGGCCTGCTCTGGATCAGCTGCTAAAGCATCTTGCTGAGCAAAGGCTTCATCAACACTTTCTTCCTGTTGATCTTGAAGCTCCTTGATGCGTGCCTCTTCTTCTTTTCTTTTACGCAAAGCCTTACGTTCTTCTAAACTTTCCATAAACTCCCGATCTTCCCTAGCTAAATCTCTTTGAAAAGTTTGTTCCATACGAGCCTGTTGCGTTTGAAACTTGTACTCGTCTTTTCTCATCTGCAACGCTGCTGGGGAAAACGGATCCGGTGCTACCGGAGCTGCTGCTTGTGCTCCAAATCCCATAGTATACCTCCTTAAACGGGCCTGTTACGGCCACCCTGTCTTGTTCCTCTAAGAGCTAAAGTTAAACCCGTAGACTTGGGTTTAAACTTTTGAAAACCTTCTCTAGTTGCTAAGCTTCTCTTCTTTTCACCACGAAGCAATCCACCCGTGCCTCCTCTTTGCTCGGCCATAGCGGATATATTCATACCTTCTTCACCACGCTTTTCAGAAGTAAGTCTAGCTGCCTCTTCTTTTCTCTGCTTAACAAGAGCTCTCTTTCTGTCCATCGAAGAGTCATAGTACGAAGCTTGTCTCATCTTTTGGTTTAGACTTTCTTGGTAAGCCATGAACTCAGCTTGCTCTTGAGCTTGAGCTTCTTCATAAGCTCTCTGCTGTCTCTCAGCCTCAGCAGCTCGTTGCCTAGCTTCACGCTCGGCAATATCACGTCTATTCTGTGGGCCAATATCTGTATCAAACACGTCATCGACTACATCTGCGACAAATCCCATGGCTACCTCCTTTCCTGTTGCTTTCTTAACAACTCTAAACGTTTAATTAGATCTCTTTGACCAGATCTAAATATAACTCTGTTCTTAAACTCTTCAATGTCTTCATCAACATTGTACTCAAGAGGAGGAAACATCTCCTCCAGATACTTTATTAGTTCTTCTTCTAGTTTTGGCAGGCTTTTCCAGTTCTTCATTAGATTTTTCTACCTTATTAAGTCTATCGTGTAAATCCCTAAGGACTATCAATGTTTCATTAGGCGTTACCATAGAACCAAAACGTTCAAGCCTCGAATAAATACCTCGCAATTGATCACTCATGTGTTTTCTCCTACAAGATCCACAACCTCACAAGATCCACCAGTGCAAGCCAGTGTATGTGAACTAGTTGTCGTATCTTCTTTCTCATAGTTACTTAATTCTGACCAATCCAAGTTGTTTGGCATGTTATCTATAAGACTTAAGTATACCTCTTCGGTAATAGCTTCAAACGGAGCTTGCTCATAAACATGATCTGTGTGAGGCAGGAATGAAATACCCGACACCCACTCCCAGTTGTTGTAAACCCACTGACCAATGTCCATGAAGGTAGCATCGGTATAGTTGATAGTAACACTGGGCTTGTGATCGCACCAATACTTTTGATAAGTCAACCAAAGATCCAAATGAGACATGGGATCATATTCCTTGTAAGTCTTTGAGTCTGTAGGAGACTTGGTTGGGAATGCAAAGATAACAGTGTGCTCTGGCCTTTGGTTGCACGGCTCACTAGGGATACCGTTAGCTTCCATAAACCTACACAGCGGGTTGTCTTTGTCAATTCTTACCCGTCTGATGTAATAATCAGAATACCTAGGGTGAATACCAGAAGATGTTCCGGCAACACACGACGTAGTACCTGATGGCTTACAACATGTAATAGACTTTGAGGGACTGATGCCCAGAATCTCAGCCCACTTAACATTTGTTTCGTGAGCACACTTCTTAAGCTCTGCCAAAACATCTTCCAGTTCTTTGTTAGATGTAGACATAAGCTTGCTGTCAAAGATTCCCGTAAACGAAACTCCAAGCAGCCTCTCTTCTTCGCAGTTAGCCTTCCACTCAGGATCTAAGTAGGAAAACTTAGTGCAAGCTGATTGAATTGTACCAAGAATAGTAGCCATTCTAACCTTACGCATCAAGCTTACCTTGTCATCATAGGGTCGAACAACCACCTCAGTCAAGTTACAAAACTGCTTAGGTCTGAGAATGATTTCGCTACAGGGATTAGTTCCCCAGTTGCTAGAAGTACGGCCAGCCTTAGTAGCAATCTTATTCATTGCCTCCCGGTTACAGATTCCTCTTTCTCCCGAGTGCGAGTCATACAATGATGACCACTCCTCAAGGAATCTACCAAGAGATGGCTTGGACTCATACACCGCAGAGTTGTTAGCCAGTGACCTATGGCCGCTGGCCTCCCACCATGCTCCGGCTTTAGCGTGAGCCATCTCTCTGTCATTTAAATCTGACAAGGATATCAAGGCTGACCGCCTCACTCCTCCAGCAATTACGATCTCACCGATCATACATACAATGTCGTGGACCTCCAGAGGGGTCAGCTTTCGGCCTTCAGCTTCGTAGAATAAGTTAACAATAAACTTAAACAGTCTTTCCAAAGGCTCAGGACCAGAAGCCCTACCACCAAACGTCTTAAGTCTAGCTCCCTTAGGCCTGACTCGAGATGTTTCCCAAGTAGGATGGAACCCCTTATAGAGAGATGACATCAAGTCATTCAAAGCGTTAGCCCAACCCCGTCTGGAGTCCTCCACAACAATTTCTACCTTCTCTTCCCTTACAAGCTGCGGCACAACAGGAAGTTGAGAAACTTCTCCGGATTCACAAGAGAACCCTACGCCAGTACCGCAACAAAGGATGTAAAGAATATCTGAAAACGATCTAATAGAGCTTATTGGTAGATACGAGCAGTTATACAGGCAGGTATCATCTACCTCAGCAGCAGGACCAGCTGTCATCAAGGCTCTCATAGAGGGGAATACCTCTAAGTCCTTGGTAGCTTGACGGATATCGTCAAACCCATGCTCCAATACTACCGGGAAACGTTCTGAGAAATAGTCGTAGTAACGGTCAACGCACTCGCCCCAAGTCTCTCTTCTTCCCTCATTATCAAGCCATCTACAATAGCTTCTGCTCACAACAAACTCTTGAAAGTTATCCATGTCTTCTCCAATTGTTCTTATATACCAACTTTTGGTAGCCAATGTACAATTTCATTGGTATCTATATTATAATTTTCATGGCTAAGTATACGCACACACCGTGCCATAGCTAAGCTCATATCATCTACATTATGCTTGTTTTTAGGCACATGTTTGCCTTCTTCGTACATTTCTATAATGTTTTTATGCCACTCTGAAGAGTCCCATTCATCTAAAAACTTCTCAGCTTTCTTTCTACCTACCCTCCACAGTCCGGGGATTCCGTCAGTAGAGTCACCAGCCATCCATTGTATGCAGAACCATCGCTCTGCTTCTTCTTCAGATATAAGCATAGAATCCTTTTCTTTATCAGGATTCCAATGCCAACCTCTCACACCTCTAAGATCCTTATCAATAGTAACAGCAATACTGTCACCAGAAGATGCTCGGATACCCATGATATCATCAGCCTCAAGCCTAGGCATTGAGATACAGTTGTATCTTTCTTCCATAAGATCATACACCTCTAACAAACAGTCAGGTTTGTATAGTGAAGCGCGATTCTCTTTGTATCCGGGGTATACTTCTTTCCTAAAGTTATCTTTTTTATTACAACTCACCGCAATCTCAGGTTCGTCCACACCATCTGGAGTCCACTTAGCTATTTGTTTACCAAGCAGACTATCAATAGCTAAAGGCCCTTCAGCATCAGCAACATACGCTGTCTTCCAAGCAATGATGTCACCATCTAAGGTTGCGTTACTTGGTTTCTTCATCTTCTTCGTCCATCCAATCTTCAAAGGGAGGTAAATCTAACAGATCAATCAACTGCTCCATCGCTCTCTCAATCTCAGTGCTCTTGCCCTCTCTCTTTAAACGACACCGCACACACTGACACTCATCGTCAAGAGAAATCTTGCACCACACTGGAATCATCTTCTTAACTTTTTCTCTAAGACTTTCAATATCTTTGTCGTTTAGAAAGATGTGGGTAAACAGTTCATTGTACTCATCTTTGAAGTTTTCAACTTCATTAGCAAACTCTTCGCTTTCGTGTTGACGCCACTCATGGTTTTCAAGTTGACGGCCACCAGAACTAAGAAAGATAAGCGTGGCATCTATATCTTGACCTAATACAATCTCGTTTGGGTATCGGCAGTCGTCGATTATAACACAACGCTCCCAATACTTCTTACCTTCATCAAGAGATTCTAATTCTTTATCCATTTCTTTTTCAATAGCTCTGCCCATTAGATTTACCCAGTAGTCAGAGTCCATCTCTCTCATCTGCTTACCCATTGTTTGACAGTACTCTCTATACTTTTCGGGGTGAGTCTCCTTATCGTAACCCTTTTCTTTAGCTTCCTTCTTAATAGGACCAGCAAAGGAAAGGAGAACTGGAGTCATACCTTGTGCAAATACTTCTTCAGCAATTATATTTGCCAAGGTAGTCTTGCCAACCTGAGCCTTCCCAGCAATCATTATCGTGTGCATTTGATTTTAACTCCTTATACAAGTCGTAAGGAAGAACGTGTTCCCTGCATTGTATATTTAAAAACTTTAATAACTTGGAGGACTGCATGGTACAGTTTTCTCTAGGCTTCCAATCAGAGAACCATCTAGTAAACCAGTACCACAACATTCCAGAGTAAACATTAAAACGTACAGAGGGAAACCTATAAAGACCATCAGGATCAAAGTCTACGTTTCCTACATAAATCATACAGTCGGGCGGGTATTTTGTTAGAAACGCATTACAAACTCTAAAGCGACTCTTGCCACCCTTGCTAGTTTGGTACAAAGCTCGTATGCCATCGTCGCATTCTAACATTATACCACAGTGTTCGATGATTGTGTATCTGTTTTGTATGAATATAGCAAGAAATCTCCACAAACTTTGGAACAAGCTGTGTAAACTTTTATTGTTCCAGCTTGGGGTAATCTCTTTAAAGAATAACACATATACATTTGAGTTTATTCGTACCATATTCCTAATCCAAGAGCGACTGCAATAGCATGCTCCATCTTAGCTCCATCACTTTTTTCCCAACCACGAAGCATATAGATACATTCACAATCGTCAAAGATTAAGTTAGCATCTCTTCTCAGAGCTTCTCTAAGATCTTTCTTTGTCATGTCATCCGAAGGATCTACACCAAAGTCTCGATCTACCTTAGCTGGGTTGATGGGCTTCCATACTTTCTTAGTGATTAGCATCTCTTCAGCTCTATCAAACGCATCGTGATTGTTTCTTGGGTAGCCCCGCATGGGACCAGCAATATAAATAGCAAGTTTATTCATGTTATCTCCTAGTGGCAATCTGCCCAGTTTTGTCCTACTCTATATTCCCCATCCATAGGGACGTAGCATCCTAGATATTCACCAGCTTTCTTTATCGACTGCACTCCAGCCAAGCCAACATCTTCAGCGATAGCCGGGTCGCATTCAATCTGCCACTCGTCGTGAACAGTAGCCATGAACTCATAGCGTCCCTTGTAATTATCTTCTAACGTTTTGTTCAAGAAGCACAGAGCATACTTCATTATCACAGCCCCATCACCTTGGATCTGTACATTTAATGCTGAGTGTGCAGATCTGCAAGGTACTTCTCTTTGGTCTAGCAATGTGATTGTGCTCTTCTTTGCTACTTGGAAAGCACACTTGTCAATAAGTTTCTTTAGTGCTGGCATGTTACCAAGGAACTTTTTCTTAAGCTGACCGCCAGCTGACGTTCCTTTGTTTATAATCTTACCAATCTTTTGATTGCCTGCACCATAGATCAGAGCATAGAAGAATGTCTTAGCATCGTTTCTTTCTGCAAGACCCGCTTGCTTTTGGTTGTAGGTGTGAATGTCACCGTTGATTACTAGGTTTCCATACTCACCACCATCCCACTCGTGCATTCGGTTTGCAAGAAGCCTAGCTTCTAGACCACTAGCGTCGATGCCTACCTGAACCCAGCCACTTCTAGGTTGGAACAGAGCCCTAGCCTTGGGGTTGCCTGACACCTGCTGTAGGTTAGGCTGACTAGCAGTCATCCTACCAGTGACAGCACCCTGTGGGTTGATAGACCCATGAACTCTACCATCTCTAGACATGGATGCTCTAGTGATCCAGTCAGACAGCATGCCATGCAGCTTCTCAATCTCAAAGCTTCGTGACAACATCTTTGCTTCAGGATAGTTAAGCTTCTTAAGAACTGCTTCGTCAACCTTGGGGTTGCCTTTATCAGTCAGAGGGGCTACCCACCCGTACTTGTCGTGCAATCTTCTAGCAATCTGCTGACGTGAGTTGGGGTTGAAATACTCAACCTTATCCTTAAGTCTCTTGCCAGTCTTCTCAGACCATCGCTCAATAACAATAGGCTTGAACTCTCGGCACAGTGTGTCGTTAATGTCTGCCTTTTCCATGAGCAGCTCTTGCTCCAGTCGACAGGCAGCTTCAAGATCAAAGCCAATACCGTTTTCGGTTTGCCTTGAGATGATCTCACTCACCCTGTGTTCGGTAAAGATAAGCTTGGGATGTTCTTCGATAAACTTTTGTTGGTACTTGTATATCTCACAAGACACATCTACGTCTCTAATACAATACTCTAACATCTCTTCTGTAAACTCTAAGAAGCCCCCTCCAAAGTCAATCTTATTCAATCCCAAGTATTCACCCCAAGCCTTTAAGGAGTTACCTCCAAAGGGATGGTTCTTTCTGTCAGGATACATAAGTCTTGATACAACCAAAGTATCTACAGGTTGTGTATCAATAGGTCCGTAGAATCTTTCGAGCACAGGAATATCATATGCAATAATATTGTGCCCGATAATTTTAGACGCTGACCGGAGAAGGTCCACACCCTTGGCAATGTTGTGTTGCCTGAAGGTGCGAACCTTTCCAGTGCTAATGTCTTTTATAATCAGACACCACACCTTGTCAACTTCTGGTTGTGGGTTTGAGTTGATAACGACCTCGTTGAGACCGTTAGCTTCTATGTCAAATACAAGTTCCATTCTTGTATCTCCTATCTGTTAATAAGAACCTTTCCATCATCATCAATAGCCCACTCTGCTTCCTTCATTCTACCACTTGCGTGATCGTAAAACAAGCATGTGCAGATACCAGCCTTACCAGTCAACCGATTCTTCAGTACTCGTACTGTTGTACAGTTAGAGATGTAAGGGTCGGGGTTCTGCCTGTCTCGCTCCAGTGCAATCACTGTGTTAGGAACAGAAGCCAGAGAACCAGAGCCACGCAAGTCTTGTAGGGTAATGCGATCACCCTCTTCGTAGGCTTTCTGTGTCTTCTTTAGCTGTGAGATGACATCAATTCGTACACCTGTTCGGCTTACCAGAGCACGTAGCTCTTTCATAATGTTGTCAATAAGCAGTCGCTCGTTGCTTCCACCATCGTAGTCGTTAGATGCGTTCATCAATCCAGTTGCAGCCGCAGTAATGTGGTCAAGAACAATCACATCTACACCAAGCGACACTGCCATGAACTCAATGCGAGCGCATAGGTTCTGCAATCCGTTGTTGCCAAGGTGATCGTAGATGTATAGAGATGTCTCTTCTAGTCGCCTTCTTGCGTCAGCGTAATCATCATCTGATAAGTCATCAATGACATCAATGTAGATAGGATCCTTACCCATCTTGATTCTGAGGTCATTCATAATCTTCTTAGCACGCAATGCTCTGACTGGCTTGTTTACCATCAGGGAGATAATGTCATCGACAGTCTCCTGTGGAGATTCTTCGAGCATGATAGCACCGACAGACCTGCCGTGGACTAGATGATCGTAGATCATTTCCCGTAAGATAGTAGACTTACCTGAGCCAGTACCCGAAGTCCACAATGTAATCTCTCCACTTCGTTGACCCAGTAGGTACTCTGACATAGTGTCGAACGGGAACGGGTACACCTTTGTATCCTCTTCTTCAAGAGAAGTTTCGATGTCACTGATGTGAACAATCTCGTCAGGCGAATACCTTCGAGCCTCCCACATAGCTTGGATCACAGCCTTGCCTTGTCCGTTAAGGAGACACTCATTGGCATCCTTGTAAGGCAGACTTGCAATCTTACACCGACCCGGAGGCAGTAGCTCTGCAACCTCGGAAGCAGCTTCTTGTCCCGGCTCGTCCATGTCAAACATAAGAATGACTTCTTCGTAACTATTAAGGAACTCGAGGTTATCCTTGACTGCTTTGACTGCGCCAGCAGCACCATTGGGCAGGCTTACACAAGCCCACTTGTTGTCTTGCAGTTGGGATACGGTCATGCAATCGTACTCACCTTCAGTGACTACAACCTTCTTGCCGCCTTTATTCTTCCATAGGTGTTGTCCAAACAACGTGGGCTTTTCTGACCGTCCTCTCCACTGGAAAGACTTGTTAGCTCCACGAAGTTTCTGTGCTACCACTGTTCCGTTTTCGTAGTAGTTACTAATCTCTACTCGCTTACCGTTAGATAGATGCGTCAGATATCCATACATCCGCGCTGTCTTTTCGTTGATCCTGCGAGAGTCGAGAGACTTTGCATCGCCCGACATGAATCCAATTTCGTTTGTTGTGGTTTTCATTGGTTTCTTTACCTGTCCTTTTCCGCTATCATAATAGCTACATGAGAAACAAAACTTATGTCCATCACTGTAGACTGCTAGATTGTCTTGAGAAGTGTCCTGCCCACGGGATGCGCAGGCAGGACACTGTTCTCGTTCAATTACCTTTGACATTTACTCTCCTTAACACTTATCGCAAGTGTTGAAAAACGGGCACTTTCTCTTAGCCCAGCACCACATGTGAGGGCCAATCATTGATCCAGCCATAAAGATTACGATACTATAAAACGTAGTACCAAGAGCTTCACTCATCCAGTTCATAACTTAAACTCCTTAAGTTTTATCTTGTCATCATTGACAATCTTCCACACTACCTTGCCTGCCCACGCCAAGCTAATCGCTCCAGTGCAAACAGCAACTGGAATAAAGAACCAATTAGCATACAAGGCTATAGCAAAGTTAACTATTACAAAAGCAATGCCCCCTATCAACGGGCGCCAGCCCATTGTCCCTCGGGTAATTACAAGCAATGCCATTCCTGCTAGTATGCAGAAGCCACCGATCCAACTCAACATCGAAGAGCATCCTGCTCCCTGTGTTGTTACCGATCCAATGGTGTCTGTGATCTGTTGCGTTGTTGTAGGTTTCGGAAGTATTGAACATCCGGTCATTATACTACATCCCGACAGCAGTGTCAAGATCATTTTCGAATCCAACATGATTTTCCTCCAAGGCTGTGATTGAAAGTATAAGTTGCTTGGGTATCTTAGTCACTTGACCAAACTCATCTTCGCCAACGCTGTCGGTCAAAGAGATCCACCCCTCACTGTTGTGCAACACATAGCCAACTGTCCACATAATAGGCAGCGCTGATGTCGCTACTTCCATAGCTTCTGATGCAGATGTCCAACTCGCTTCCGTTGAAGTGATGGCATCTTCCCAGCAAATTTTTACAATAGGATACTCACACATAACGTTCTCCTTTAATACCCTCGATGGGACTCGAACCCATACTCCCTAACGGGAAACAGATTTTAAGTCTGTCGCGTCTGCCAGTTCCGCCACAAGGGCAAAGCACTCCGAGTAGGATTCGAACCTACGACCCACGGCTTAGAAGGCCGTTGCTCTGTCCCCTGAGCTATCGGAGCAAGTAGGCCAGCCCGGATTCGAACCGGGGACCAAGCGATTATGAGCCGCTTGCTCTGACCGCTGAGCTACTGGCCTATAGTTGGTCAACACCAACTGTAAAGTAACCCTCCGCTCCCGGTTCTGCCCATTGCTTGGCAGCATATATCTGTTGTATTTGCGTGTCATCTTCCCATAAGTGTGTGTTTAACGAATCAAGTGCTGCCTTGATGTAGTTATCTATGTCCGCTCTCGGCGCTGACAATTTAGTTTTCTTTGGCCTCTTGCAATAAAACTCTATGTCAACTCGAAGCGGACCACTGAAGGGAACGAATTCATCTCCCAATACGATATAAACAATCTCAATCATATCCTTTCGAAACTCTTTATAAGGCCCAGTGAAGTAGGCCCCACGCCGCGAAACGCGGGGCCTACTTGCAGCAACAGGGCTTATTGGGAAAGACCACTCGGGCATCAGAACGGCATTTCCTCGGCAGTAGTTTCTGCCGTGTCAACTTCTGGTGCAGTGTATGCAGAGCCATCGAAGCCATCAGTAGGCTCGAATCCTCCGGTGTCACTGTCCGCCTGATTCTTCTCAATGATCTGGCAACCGTTGAGGAACACGCTCATTGACCCATCACGGGTGAGCTTGACAGGCGACAGCCGGAGCCGCACCTTATCTCCTCCGAACGGAGTGGCCTGCGTTGGCTGAGCAGCAGCGTCCCGACATGGGAACATCTTCTCACCCTTCTTGACAAAGGTCTTTGACTTTGCCTTGAGCAGAGTAACTCCGTCCTCGTCTTCACGAAGGCCATTGATCTTAGAAGCTCCTGCCTCTGCCTTCATCTCTTCGAGTCGGTTGCTAAGTTCATCATCAACAATAATAGTGATACTGTGGTTTGCAGCGTCTTCGCCAAACTTAGTATCGGGTGCGTGCAGGTGTCCCCACCGAACAGTGAGAGTACCTGTAGTAAATGGCTTCATCTTATCCATTATCTGTAGCTCCTTCGCTAGTCTTTTCTTCCATGTTCTTGATTGACATGGAAATGTTTTCTGAAATACTGATCAGCGCCTTGCTGATTTCAGTCAAATAATTCCTGACTTCCTCTACCGAAACATACGGCTCAGTCTTATCAGGTTCGTTGTCCACTACTTCAGTAGCGGCGTCCATCTTTTCATCCATTACATTACCTCCAAGTAAGGTCTTCCATCTTTTACAATAGCCACTCCGTTGACTGGCTTTTTCAAAAAGTTCCTACCATAATACATCAAGGGATGATCCTTGTCAACCCCATTAGGAACATTCATTCCAAAAAGATTCTCTCCGTTTGGGCCTGTCATGTTTACTATTGCAGCAGTCGAGTGAATGTGACCACACACAGAACTTTGTAGCCTAGCCTTGGCCGTGTTAAAGGCGGGGCATATTCCACTGGTGGTTCCAGTGCCGTGGTAGTAGTACACATCGTCGATGCAGTGCTCGTACTTCCAATCCCAGTTGGGAGTTTCGTAAATCTCTTTGTAATCTTTTAGATACATTGCTGGTATTCCGCTAGCCGCAGCAAGTCGGTGTACTCTTTCATCGTGGTTGCCGATACAAACTCGAGCCTCTGGGAATGCCTTCTTCCAAACACGCAGAGACTTCATAGCCTTATCGTATTCCTCAACAGCGCCATCGCTGTCAGGATTCTTTTGATGAAAGGATATAGCATGGTGATCTAGAATGTCACCAATGAATACCACTTGATCTGTTTTGTATTTTCTTTTAGCTGCTTTGCAGAAGTCTAAGTAATCTTGTCGTTCTGCTGGCAGGTGTAAATCACCCACCACTAATACACTACTCATCGTCTGGCTCCCAATAGGGTAATATAATATCACAATCGATGTCTACATTATCAGGGACGGACTTATCAGTAAGCAAATCCCTGTGGAGATTTCTCATGAAGATATTGTACATACGTTTTGAAGGAAATGCAAGCGTCAAATGCTTTCTTCCTCGCATTGTTGACAACATTTTACAGTAATCAATACAATGCTCCATGTCTCCTTCACTATCTATAAATAAACTAGTCATACCTAACTCCTTATGCAAAGAAGTAATCAGATTTTAATACTTTAGACACATCTAGATCCCCAGTGTCAGGTACTTCTGGCAGCACAACACCAAGCTGGTTTTGCACACACGCCTTAAAGTTTTCAAGCTGATTCTCACTATGTATTTCTACAAACTTTTCACGTAATATATTTCTCATGGTTCCTACGTAGTTGGCATGGCAACCATAAGAGTCGTGTATCATAGACAAGTTATACACTCCTTTGCGTAACAACTCATCTAAAGTTAGAAACATATGAGCCGCATCCAAACTATGTATAAAGTTTGGAGCTATTGCTTGAAGTGCGGCCCTTCTGTTTACATCATCACTGGCAATAAAGAAAGTTAGTTCTTTGTTACCGAACAGTTTAGCTACAGATCTTCTTGTGTTTACTACATTGTAGTAGTGTACAACCTTAAAACCTGACGGAGTAACGTACTCTACATGCTTATTAAGATCGTTAGCTACATTCACTATTTCCTTTAGGTAGTCCTTGCCTCTGTTAGGCTCTGACAAACAAGAATCCATTGATGTTTTGATTGCTCTTGCAAGTTCTACAATAGCACCAGCTTGTTCTTCAGATTTTACCCAATCTAAATGACCCTCTACTTTCAAATACTTTTGTATACCATAGAACGTAAGACCATAGGGATCGCACATCGTACTTCTTTTAGTAACTTTACGTTCTATGTGCCCTTCCCAATAATCAAGAAACTTTCCACACCAAGGTATCTCATCCTTGTGGAAGTCACAGTAATCTGTTGCAGTATCAGCAACGAATTGGTAGAGGTCACTAGGTATATCTTTAGGAACAATGCCTACCATCTCTCCGACTTTGACATCTTTCATAATAGCTGACCAGTGTTGGCTGCCATTGCACTGCCCATCAATCTGGACAGGCACGAAGGTCATGCCATCCTCTCTGAAGTAATCAAAGACAGCAGCAAGCCTTTGGAATGACTTGTTCTTCTTCTTAGAATCGTCAACCCACTCTTTATTAGCATAAGGATCCTCATTAATCCTAGCCAGCATCTCCTCGTTCTCTTCTGTCCATCGTATCCTATCCCCCAACGATAGTTTATCTTGGTCAAACAGATTAGCAATGTTGATTTTCTGCCACTTGCGGCCCTCTGCATCCACGGGAACCCCGTTAGCAAACTGAATAAGGCCCCTGTCAAAGTCAGAAGACTGGCAACTAAGCAGCTCACAGGTAGTGTAAGCCCTGCCTCTGAAGTCTAGGGTAAGCACTTGGTAAAAGTACTCCCACTTCTTCATGTCGTTAGCTAGGTTAAGTCTAATTAGCATGCGAGCTCTAGCTTGCTCTTGTTTATACCACTCAGACCAAGCCTCCTGCCTTTTCTGACACCAGATAGCGACCTCAACTTTACTGCCATCATCGGGGTATGGCTCGTTGTACATGAACTCCTCGAAAGAATGGTAGGGCAAGTTAGCCAGACCAGTGTTGTTCTCGAACATGTTAGTCATAACCTTTAGGACAGGCTCGTTTACACTCCACTCTGTTAACATCATGCCATTCAAACCATTTAACACCAGCTCTGACGGCTGTGAATGCTTTTGATTTTTTGGCTCATCTCCGAAGAAGTTAGACTTGTATCTTTGAACCACAGGTTTGCGCATCTTCTGATTAATATAACCCCCACTTGCTGTCAGTGTGTGCAGCACAGGCGGTACAATCATAGGTCTATAAACTATAGAGCTAGCTTGTAACAACTCATGTCTTCTATGCAGTTCTTTCAACACATCAGGGTGAAAGTCTACAAAAGAATACCTTCTTAAACTGTTACCACGTTTTACAGACTTTGTTGTGACAGATATTATATTACTACTATCAGCTATTCTCAACATGTTGTGACCGAAATCGTGTTTTTGTT